ACTAAAAACTAATACTGGAGTTATCCCAAATTTAGCAGCTTTAGGGGGCGATTGGGCTTCTGCTTGGTTAGAGGTCGCAGGGCCAACCACTTCTCCAGCAAATAAAACGGATTTTGATTCGCTAATTGATAATTTCCCAGCATATACTGTTCAAGGCGTTTATAATCAAGAATTAAACATGACTAACCTAAGAACGATAACAAGTTCAACTCTTGATAGAAATTCTTTAGATAATTACGCAATGGAATTTTACGGCTACTTGTATGTAGAGATAGACAAAACAAAAGTTATCAATTCTTATGATGCTCAACAAGGAATTACTTACGAAATCATAAAGATAGGAGATACTGGACAATGGGCTGAATTAGGATTAACTGGAGTTGGAGGAGCGGCCATAATGCCAGAATTGGGAATGACATTTACTAAAAATGCAACTGTTCCATCTTCTTTAGGAAATGGGAAAATATATCCAGTCAATAAATATTCATTTAAAATAGACTCAGATGACGCTGCCGATCTTTATATTGATGGTCAGCTAGCAAGTTCTTTTTACGGAAATCATGGATTTGGTATGCAGTTAGTTCCGCCTCCAGCAATAACTGATTTAAATTCGACAACTCAAGAAATTACTCTTACTCTTGGTTATCACCGCTTGTACGCAAGATTTCAAGACGGTATTGGTTCGGATGGTATTAGTTTGTATAGCAAATCAAAATTGGACGGCGGATCTTATTCTTCTTACGCATTAATTGCAAAGGATAAATTGTTTTATTCTGTTTTAAATGATTTGAATGTTTCTAAATCAACGAAGTTTAGAAGTAAGGCTCTACCCATTGCAGCGTCAGCTATGAAAGTCGGAAGAAAATACAAGATTATTACTTCTGGTACAACAAATTGGACAGCTATTGGCGCTCCATCTTCTTCGGTTGGCACCGTATTCTTTAAAACAGCAGGCGCTCTAACTGGATCTGATGGTTTTGTTTTTGAAGATTTATTAAGTTACGCGCAACAAACTTCCGCTACTTCTAATCGGTTGGTTCGGTTTGTATCTCAAAGACCACAAGCTTCAAAATCAGGACTTTCTGTATATAATTCTCAATGGCAATGCTCTGCAAAAATAGGAGCTTTGGAATTAAAATCAGCGCCAGTAAAAATTTCTATAACATTTAACGAAACACTTGCAAATACATCTGCAAGAGGAGCAATAGATCCAACGTTATCTTATAATGATCCAGCTATAAAACAAGAGAAATAAGATGAAAATATTAAATCCATTAAGATTTATAAAAGGAGCTGGAGGCAGTAAACCTCCTGTACCTGCTCTTGTCCCACCTCCTTCTAATCAAAACTTAAAAAAATCAATTTCTATATACGAATGTGTAGATTTGATTTGTGAAGGGCCAATTTATGGGCTAGTTGATCAGTTTGGTAAAAAGGTTTATGGCTTGGATATGTTGAAAGGTATATATCTTAACGGAAATGCCGTAATGAATTATAAAGGCGAATACAATTACAGAAATGTAATGATGGAGATTAATTTTGGCACCGAAAATCAAAAACCATTGGTTAATTTTAAAAATGTTCATATCGCAAAACCAGTTAATTTTAAATTACTTGGACCAATAACTACTGAACAAGATATAAGAGCGAATCCAAACGGAGGAGAAGCAAGAAACTTTACAAAATGGGCTATAAATTCAGAAGGTTGGCCAAGTCAAACTCAAGAACCTTATTTATTTATTCATAAAATTAAAAACAGAGACGTTAAAAAACTAAAAGTAAGTTTAATTGTAGAGTCTTTGATGGATACAGTTGACCAAGGAAAAGGAGCAGGGCTAGCTGGAGAAATGGGTATGAGTAAATCATCAAGTTTAGATTTGATCTTTAAATGGGGAGTAGAAGGAAGCTCTGTTTATTCTTCAAAACGAATTCCAATTTCAGGATTAGTTCAAAGCCCTTGGGCTTATATGATTGGAAATGGAAGCACAAGTTATACTCAAGCACCTTCAACTTCTACCGTTACAACAAACTCTTCTAGTCCTTTGGCAAATAGAAACAACGGAGTAACTGTGGCGATGAACGCATCAACTACTCCAACTAGCGAAACCAAAACTTTTAACAATGCTGCGGAAAATATCTCGGCTGATTAAGATTATACCAATGCCTATCATAAGAACATCCCAAGAAGATAAAGCGTTAAAAATTAAACCTAGAAATTATTCTAGCGTATTGTCGTTGATAAATTTTTTAACTAAACGCAAGATGGTCGATTACACTCCTAAAGCAGTAGTTAGATTAAATTATACCGCTAGTTCAATTGGAACTGGCGCTGGAACATCTAAAATATTTAACGCTTTATACAACAGCTCAGGTACAGCTAGCGCAAGCTATGTAAAAGGTGAGGCAATAACAATTAGCGGTACTGCGACATATTTACTATCGGACGGAACCAATAACACAATAACACCAGCTATTAAAATAGTGGCACAAATAGATGTATCTAGAACAACTTCGACATATCCAGCTTACCAAGTAGAAGCTACAGCGGCTCAGGTACAGTCAAATGGTGTATTTAGTTTCACAATTCCAGCAGAAATTACATCTAAACTGGCAGTTGGAAGTCATTCTATTTATGTAAACGCAACTTCGCCAGACAACGCTATGGTGGTTTTAACCGCCACTGGTGGAAACGCAACAAATAACATTAGAACATTTGCAATAACAGCGCAATAAAATATAATAATTTATGTCAGACGACCCAAACGAACCTAATAATCAAGGCGGAGCAAATGGACCAGTTGATCCAGTATCAGTATCTATAGCTGCTGATAATGAAGAAATTGTATTGCCTGATTCGTTTAATGGCAGAGATAGATATTTAACTATCGAGAAGATAACGCCAGAAACTATTTCCCCACTAGTTAAAAGAGATCTTAGCGTAGAGTCAGTTATTGAGATTGTCGATAGAAGTTTCTCGTATCCAATGACAGCTCACGCTGGATTAAAATTTGATTCAAGAACGTTCTCTAGTCCTCCTAAAAGAGAATATGATGTAAAGATGAAGAAAGTAAAGATTCCTTCTAATTACTATCCTTTAGGCGGTAACGGTTTGGACCGTCGTTATGTTTACGCTAATCCAGATTATGATGGAAATCCAAATGATTTAGATGTTATCTTTATGGTAGATCAAAATATGGATTTTGCTACACGTTCTCTTTTAAGTAGAAACTTGAAAGATATGATCGCAAAAATCATTTCTGGCTACAAGTATGTAAGATTTTCTATTTGGGAAACAAAAGCGAGTGGTTCTTATGTAATCAACGAATCAACAGGAGATTCGGTATCATATTTTGGAGCTTATGGCGGAGACGAAACCTTTACAGAAGTTGAAACACCAGATTCTACAGGAGCTAATCAAACCAATTTATATAAGAAGCTTTATGATGCTTTAGATTTTTCTAAAAAAATTACAGTTGCTAGCGAAAATATTGCGGAAACCGTTATCGCAAATTTCTTTTTAAGAAAGAGTCAGTTCAGTATTAGCGATCAAGTAGGAAAAGCTTCTGAAGCTAATGTTACAAAACATCTTTGGACAAATACAGTAAGAAAAGTAGTTTATTTTTCTGGAACAGTTCCAGAAGTAATGTCTCCTGAAACGTATGATACTTTATTATCTCACGCAAGAGAAAACTGCATTAACTTTTATTATTTACATAGCGATCAAAATTTCAGTGGAACGAGAACGTTAAGAGAATTATCGGAAGACACTGGCGGCGGAAAATTCTGCATGATTAATGACGCTGATTCTAAATTAAGTCAGTTTTGTGATTCTAATTTCTACGATAGCAATAAAATTTACTATGGTAATTGGGACGGAACATTTAAGATTGGTTGGACAGATAATCCTGCTTGGGTTTTATATGACATCATTACTGATCCTAATTATGGTTTAGGTAATTATATTGATTCGTCTTCTGTTGATAAGTGGAACCTTTACGATATTGGTCGTTACTGCGATGCTGTTGATGATGATGGAAGATTTAAAGGTGTGCCAGATGGTCAAGGTGGATTGGAACCGAGATATACTTGTAATATCATCTTCTATAACAAAGATCAAGCTTATAATATTCTAAAAGATATTGCCGCAATCTTTAAAGGGATTGTATTTTGGAACACAGAAGGATTCTCATTCTTTGTTGATAGACCAAAAGAACAGTTAATGAATTTCAGCAACTCGTCTGTTAAGGACGGAGTATTTAACTATACAGAAACAGCAAGAAATATGCGTTACACTTCTGTTGAAGTGACTTATAACGATAGATACGATTCTTACAAAACAAAAATCGAATACATTGAAGATACTGATGGTATCAGAAAATATGGTTTAAATCCATTTAAAATCAACGCCGCTGGTTGCACTTCTAGATCAGAAGCAAAGAGAATTGGCAGATACGTCATTAGCACCTCTATATTTGAGGTTGATACGGTTAGCTTTGTTGGAGGCTTGGAAGCGGCTTATCTTCAGCCCGGCGACTTGTTCACGGTAAGCGATGAGATTAGAAACGTTGCGAGAACATTCGGGCGTATTTTAGAGGTCGATGCAAACGCTTCGACAATCAAAGTTGATGGCGAGTTTAAAGACGGTTTGGATTCTGGAATCTATGTTCACATTCCATCTGGAAATTACGCTGTTTCAGACTTGAACGCTTTGACAGGTGCAGATGGAGGATTCACAGGTACGCTTGAACAAATTAGAGCAAGACGCCAAACTCAAGTGAAGAAGCTTAATATATCTGGCTATAATAATGCTGGATATGGTTCTGTAATTACTGTTACAGGAGAATTCTTATTGAAGTCTGCAATCGTTGACGTTCACGCAATCGAAGAAAGAATATCGGGATCGCCAACTCAAGGACAAACGGTTTTAAGTGGAATTCCTTATCAATTTCCAGCTAATACAATCGCTTCTGGAAATCCAAGATGGGATTCTTTAACCTTCAGTAATATATCTGGCGTATTCTCTAGCTTAGAAATAGATATAGATACAGTTGGAGCACCAACATATGGTCAAATTATTGACTCAGTAGGAACTTGGACTGGAGTTGTTTCTTATGGAATTGGTACAACAAGCGAAGTGACGGTTAATAATTCTTCAATAGCTACTGCCACTTCAGAAATTAGAGCGGTAAGATTAAGTTCTGCTGGAGCTTTAATTACTGGATCTGCAATATCTTCGTTGAATGACTTATGGAGTCACGCAGTATTTACAGGAGCCTCTAACGGAGACGTTATCATTGTTCTTTCAAATGGATCACAAATTAGTAATTCATTTACTCCAAGCGCCACTTGGAATACTTACGCAGCAACAGAAGTATTTAAAATTGGAAAATCACATAACGGATCTTCTTCTGCTTTCGGATATTGCGCCGCTTTTATTAAAGGCGGAAGCAGAATTTTAGAAAGAGCATCCAAAACATTAAGCGATATTGGTAGTATCAAGTTTATATACAGAGACTTGCTAGCAATGAGTAAGCTCCAACCATACTATACAATAGTTCAAGCAGATATTGGTAATCAGCAACAATCTAGTTTTTCTGCTTGGAAGACTGGGACGAATTATAAAAGAGGAGTTTATGTTCAGGTGGATTCAAAACCATACTACGCAAAAGTAGATCATGTTTCATCTGCTAGTTTTACTGATGATTATTTATCAGCCACTCCTACTTTTTCAAAATGGTCGCTTGGAAGTAATTTAGGTTACTCTACAGTAGGATTTCCTAAAGATTTCTTTGGAAAAAACAAAGTTCTTGTTTCGACAGCTTTAACAACAGCTCATGTTGTTGACGCATTTAATTCTATTGGAATTGAAATGTACGAAGGACCGGGCGCTTTAGGTCAAACCGATCTTAGAAATTTAGCAGAAATTGATGGAATTGGTTACAGCGGATTAATTTACGGGACTGGTTATCCAATTGGATTCTATAATTTAGACTTGAGCACAAGTCCGCAAAACTTAAACTCATTAGAACCAGGCGGTCTTTATGTATTAAGCGGCTCTGGTGTTGAGCCTAAATTCTATAAGACAATCGCTACAAAAGAAGAAGAAGCTAATCTTTACGGTATTGTTGGACTAGAATATCATCCAAACAAAGAAGACTATGTAGAAAGAGAAATTGATGATACTTCATCTACTATCTATGTAAAATCACCTTACGATATTATTCTAAAACCAGAAGAGCCAACTAACCTGCTTTACAATGGTATTCACGGAGGAACAGGAATTTCTTTATCTTGGACCGCTTCAACAACTGATGTTGCTGATTTTACTGGATATAAAATATATGTTAGCAGACCAGATTACTCAACCGAGCATGATTCGGCTTTAACTGAGTTTTTCTTTGTCCCGAAAACAGCTTTAAGTACTGGTATTCCTATTAACGATATTTATGGTCAATATGACATTGATGTTTACGCACAAGGAAAAGCGCCATATAAATTCTTGTCTCGTTCTGCGGCTTCTAAAACGTTTCATGTTCTCCCTAATTCTACTCTG